AGCTACAACACCAGTGGCGACACCAATGCGGATAGCTATAACACGCAGGGTGACACCAACGCTGATTCCTATAACACCAGTGGCGACACGACCACGGATTCCAGCGACAACAGTGACAATAGCGATAACAGCGACAATAGCGACAATAGCGCAGCGAATCCTGCCGCCCCGTGAATATTGATATTCCGGCGGCCTTTCGGCCATTGCTGGAGTCTAACAAGCGATTTCGCATTTCTGTGGGGGGTCGGGGGTCTGGCAAGAGTGTCACGGTGGCCACCATGTGCATTCTGGAGGCCATCCAAGGCAAGCGGATTCTCTGCTGTCGTGAGTTTCAGAACTCTATTGCGGAGTCCGTTCACTCGCTGGTGGCGGCGCAGATAGCGGATCTGAAGATACCGGGATTTGAGATCACGCGGGATCGGATTCGGCACAACAGTGGTGGTGAGTTCATCTTCCGTGGTCTGAGCCGCAACATTGAGTCTGTTAAGAGTTTGTTTGGTGTCAATGTGGTGTGGCTGGAGGAGTCCCAGACGCTGTCTGAGGAGTCTCTGCGGGTACTGACCCCGACGATCCGTGAGGCGGGTTCCTATTTTCTGATGTGCGCGAACCCGAGGTCCAGCGCGGACCCGTTCACTGAGACGTTTTTGAAGGGCCGTGAGAGCATTTTGCGGTCTGAGGGAGTGTTTGAGGACGATCTGCACACTATTGTCCGCGTGAATTATGACCGTAATCCCTATTTCCCTCCTGAATTGGAGTTGGAGCGGAAGCGGGACAAGAAGATGTTGTCGGCGGCGATGTACGAGCACATCTGGAACGGGGATTACTTAGATGAAGTGGACAACAGCCTCATCGCGGCAGACTGGTTCGACGCAGCGCTGGAGATTGGCGAGAGAGTCAAATTTAGACCGTCTGGCGCACGGGTTGTGGGACACGACATCTCCGATACGGGAAAGGATGCGAAGGCGGTTATTGTCCGGCATGGGCCGCAAGTCCTCGACATGGGACTCAAGCACGATGGCACCGCCGCAGACGGACTCGACTGGGCGCTCGACTATGTGGACCGATACCACGCAGACAGCTTCGTCTACGACCAAGACGGAATCGGCTTGGGACTCGCTAGAGAGGTTGAGAGATCTCTGGGCAACCGAAATATCACGATTAGCGGTTTCAGGGGTGGTTCGACACCGGAAAACCCTGACGCCCATTATGACGGGCATCGTAAGAACAGGGATGCATTCTTTAACCGACGAGCACAGGCGTTCTGGGATGTCAGGGAAAGGTTTTGGAAGACGTATCAGGCATCTCAAGGAGAGATGTTTGATTCAGATGAGCTTGTTCTGCTTGACCCTGAGCATTCGCTTATTGCCCAGCTCCGGTCAGAACTCTGCCGACTCCCCTTGAAGCCACATCCGGGCGGCAAGATTCAATTGATGACGAAGACAGAGATGGCCAAGCCGCCATTGAGCCTGCCGTCCCCTAACTTAGCTGACGCTTTTGCATATGCGTTCAGCGTACAGGATTTCATTATGGGTAGTTGGTCGAAGCCTATTGATTACCAAGAGGCCTATATCTAGTGCTAGATAAAGACGAAATTCTCGCCATTCTCGCTTCAGAGATGACCAATAGCAGCAATGATGAGCTGTTGGCACGCAAGCGCATGGCGACCAAGTACTACCACGGCCTAGAGCCTGCTGGTAGCCAGATCAAGGGCCGCTCTACTGTAGTGAGCACTGACGTTTGCGATGCGATTGAGTGGTTGCTGCCCAACATTGTTGAGAGCCTGTCTGGCAAGTCTGTGAAGTTCATGGCCATGTCGGCGCAGGACGAGGATCAGGCGGATCTTGAGACTGACCTGACTCACTTTGTTTTCTCTGAGGAGAACCACGGCTATTTGAACCTGTACGAGGCGGCTAAGGATGCGCTTTTGTGCGGGGTGGGTATTTTCAAGATTTATTACGATGCCAATCCTGAGCGGGTGGTGGAGCATTACTCCGGCATCGATGACAACCAGTTACAGGCCTTGTTGGCCGATCCCATGTTGGAAGTGACAGGGATAGAGAGATCTGAGACTGATGGCATTGCGGTGACAGCGGCTCGGATTACCCGGCAAGGTAAAGTTAAGGTAGAGGCAGTTCCGGCTGAAGAGTTTCGTGTTAACGACGATGCAGACAGCTTGGATTTATCTGATGCACGATTTGTTGCTCATACGACTCGTCGGACTGCCTCTGACCTTCTCGCTGCGGGGTATGACCCAGAACTCATTGAGGCGGCTCAACAGGATTACCTAGAGCGCGAGGATGATGATTTCCACATGATCCCGGATCTTGACGACAGCCAGAAGCTGATCGTTGTGACCGAGTGTTACTTGCACATGGACATCAATGAGGACGGCATTGGTGAGCTGATGAAGGTGACGGTCACGGGTGAGTCCCAGCCTGACGAGATCCTCGATATTGAAGAGATTTGTGAGATGCCGTTTGTGGCGATGTCGGCTATTCCGATGCCCCACAGCTTCCACGGCATGTCTATTTTTGACCGGCTCAAGCAGGTGCAGGATACGAAGACTGCCGTACTGCGCAGCACGCTGGATAGCTTCTACCAGTCTGTGAACCGCATCAAGGTTGTGCAGGAGGGTCAGGTCAATCTTGATGACCTTCTTGTTAACCGTCCCGGCGGCATTATCCGCGCCAAGGGCCACAATGCGGTAACTGAGCTGGGTGGCACGTTCTTTGGTGGTGAGGCGCTGCAGTTGCTGCAGTACTCCGACACGCAGAAGGACGCCCGTGTAGGTGTGAGTCCGGACATGGCGGGTCAGGCGAACCTGATCAACAACGAGTCTGCGCATGGTGTTGAGCGCATGATGAGTGCCAAGGAGATGCTGGTGGGCCTGATGGTTCGCAGCATTGCCGAGACGGGCATTCGTCCTGCTTACAAGATGGTGCGTGATCTGATGGTGCGTTACCAAAACGCGACGGTGCCGTTCAAGTTCCGTGGCCAGTGGATGAACATTAACCCCAGCTCATGGGGCGAGCGCAGTCGCATGATGGTGACTGTGGGCACGGGCGCTTCTGATGACCAGCAGAAGATTGGCATGTTGTCGCAGATGTACCAGATCCAGCAGGGCTTGATGACGCAAGACCCGATGAACCCGCTGGTTGATTACAACAAGATTTACAACACGCTTGACGAGCTGACTGGCTTGGCTGGAATTGGCGAGGGCGAGAAGTATTTGTACAACCCTAACAGCCCAGAGGGCCAGCAGTTCCAGCAGCAGAAATCTCAGCAGGGTCAGCAGCAACAACAACAGCAAATGCAGCAACAGCAGCAGCAGTTGCAGATGCAGCAGATGGCGCTAGATGCCCAGCAGAAGGTCGCTCAGGCGGAGCAGTTGAAGGCGCAGGCCACGATGCAGAACGGTCAGCTCAAGGAGCAGATCAATGGCATGAAGGTCCAGCATCAGGCGGAGCTGGATCAGCTCAAGACCGCGCTACAGGCGGCGAAGGATGCCAAGCAGCAGGACTTCCAGATTCAGAACATGAAGACCAACGCGGCCCTCAAGCTTACTGAGCTGGAGATACAGGCCAAGCGAGATTTAAACAAGGATGTGGCTGACAACCAAGGAGCGGTGAATGGCAGTGGATCTGCAGAAGGAAGCGCGGCGGGGTCGTGAGGCCCAGCAAGACCTACCACTGCTGGAGCAGCATATACGCGACCGCCAGCAGAAGTTATTCAGTCGGTTTATCAGCACGATCGACGAAGGCGAGGTGTACACACTTCGCGAGGAAGCCAGAGCCTTGGAGCGAGTAATTAACTTCTTTGAAGAGTTAATCGAAACAGGCCAACTAGCAGAATCACAACTAGAAGGAGAACGATATGAGTGACTCTAACCAACTTGGAGGAGACAATCCTGTCGATATGGCTGCCGAGATCCTTATGGGTGGGCCAGCCGAAGAAGTACAGCAAGACGAAGATGAAACCGTCTTTGCTGAAGAGTCAGATGTACAGGCAAGCGAATTTGAGGACGACAGCGGCGAGAGCCCAGATGTCGAATCCGAGGATGAGATTGACGAGACTGATGACACCGATGGCCTCGCAGCCTTCGCTGAAGAACTGGGATTGGATGCTGACAAGCTCGCGTTGAACGATGACGGTGAGATTGTTGTATCCCTGAAGGTTAACGGCAAGGACGAGAAAGTCGCGCTAAAGGAGGCTATCTCCCAGACGCAATACAGTAAGGCCAACGAAGAGAAGGCCCGAAACCTTGCGGATGAGAGAAAGACCTTCGAGTCAGAGAGGACTCAAGTTGCAGAGGCCTACCAAGCACAGCTACGGCAGGTGCAAGGCCTCGGTGAAATGCTTCAGAGCAAACTGAACCAAGAGTTCCAGTCTATTGACTGGGATCGGCTACGTGTCACTGATCCTGCAGAATGGTCTGCAAAGCAGTACGAGTTCCAGCAACGGAACCAAGAACTGCAGCAGGCAGGAATGAGGCTGGGCCAGCAGATGAAGGCACAGCAGGAGCAGATGTCGCAGGTTGAGGCGCAACAGCGTGAGCAGATTGTGCAAGCCGAGCGCCAATTGATGATTGACAGCAACCCCGCTTGGGCAGACGAGACTGTGATGAAAAACGATCTTTCAGAGATCGTTGAGTATGCCAGATCCAACGGCTTCTCAGATGAGGAATTGCAGGATGTCATCTACAGCCGACATGTGAGCGTTCTCAAGAAAGCGATGATGTTTGATAAAGGTCAAACCGTCGCCGAGAAAAAAGTTCAGAAGCAAACACCCAAGATGCAACGGGCCTCTAATGGTCGATTCGTCAGCTCTAAGAAGAAGGGCAAGATGGATCAGTTAATCAATAAGGCCAAGACCGCGAAAGGTGCAAACAAGCGCAATGCGCAGCATGAAGCGGTGGCCGCTATCCTAATGGGTGACTAAGATGAGTACTACCAACATTGACGGCTACGATCTGAAGGGGATCGAGACCGGCGGATTTATCAACGAAGATGTGATGCAGAAGATCTGGGACGTATCCAAGATCCCTCTGCCCTTTACCGACATGGTCGGCTCCAACCGACACAAGAACTCTTACTTTGAGTGGGTGAAGGACAAGCTGCGAGCACCTAACGTGGCGAACGCAGAAGTTGACGGCGCTGATGCTGCTAACTTCGTTGCAGAGACTGGTGAGCGCGTGGGCAACCACTCACAGATCTCAGTAGAGTGCATTGCAACATCGCACCGCGCTGATGCGTCTGACACCATCGGCTACGCCAAGCAGCTCGCTTATGAGCTGACCAAGGGCCAGCAGAACATTCGTCGCGACGTAGAGGCGATTGCTCTGTACAACCAAGCGTCTGATCCCGGCACTAGCGCAACGCCCGGCAAGACGGGTGGTCTGCCTTCTTGGATTGAGACCAACGTGATGAACGGTACTGCTGGTGGTTACAACCACGGTACTGGCCTCACTGAGGCTGCAACGCCGGGTACTGCGGCAGCATTGTCGTTCCAAGACGTTAAAGACGCTGTTATGGCGGTCTACAAGGAAGGCGCTGAGTCTACGACTCTGATGTCATCTCCCGAGGTGATTTCTTCGCTGTCTACTTACCTCTTTGGTAACGATGCGCGTATCGCCAACCTGCACGCTGATCAGGGCAAGTCCTCTGAGAAGGCGACTGCACTGGGTTCAGTCAACGTCGTAGTGACTGACTTCGGCACCCTCAAGCTGGTAGCTAACCGACTCCAGCCCAAGGACGCTAACGGTGATGACTTTGTGTTCATTCTGGACCCAGAGTACCTGTCTCTGTCCTACCTTGAGGGCTATCGCACAGACAAGCTTGCAAAATCTGGCCTGAGCGAGAAGCGCGAAATCAGCGTCGACTGGGGACTCCGCTGCCACGTAGAAGAGGCGCAAGCCATGATCTGCGCTGTAGACGGCTCTCTGCCGGCTGTTGACTAAGCACCACTCTAGGGGGCGGCAACGCCCCCATTTAATTCAAAAGGACTTGTTATGACTGATCTGCATGTTGTTCAGGATGGCGTTGGCATAGAGCACAAATACGACGCCGCTGAAGACAAGATGGTTGTACGGCGATACATCTCCAACCGAGATGAGCTGGCAGAGCAGGCGCAACGAGTTCGTAATGATGGTGGCACAAAAACCATCAATGACGCCCGCTTAGTGGGCAGCCTGCCGGTAGAGGCTCTTTATGCCGCCGAGCAGGGCTGGACCCACAGGGGCGCGTACAAGGGAATCTTGAGCGCGGACGGTGAGACACAGCAGAAGCTGTTGGCTAAGTTCGTTCTGGAGCCAGACATCAAGATCTATATGTACAACGACAACTACAGGATTGGTTGATGTTTGGACAGCTTGTATTTGCCGAGCTTCCCTTTGCCTCTATTGGCCAGCCTCCCTACATCGAACGGGGCTGGATCAACGACTGCACAAACAAAAATGACTGGGACAAGCAGCCCATCGCCACATCTTCATGGCAGGTGATTGACCGAGCTGTGAGCGGTTGGGACATGCAGCCCACCAACGACCTAAACACGATTCAGTGCGGCGGCTTCAGACCGTCCAACATGCCGGAGATTAAAGATGGGCAGTAACAACAAGCTAGCACCGCCGCAGGGGGCTGCAGCGCCGCCTAACCAAGCAATGATGAGCCAACCCCCAGCACCTAATGGAGACATGATGACGTTGCCCCCTCCGTCTGGCGGATTAACGACGCAGGGTCAGCTTCCCGCCAATGGCGGGGCGGCATTCGATCCCTCGGTGTTTGATTTGTCCTCTAGTCCTATGGCCGGAGGCATTGGTGCGCCGCTAGCCCCGAATGGCGACATGATGACGTTTGGTGCTCCTTCTGGCGGGATGATGATGGGCGCTGACGGAGTGGCTCAAGCTGGCGCGGTGGGTCAGGCTGGACCGCAAATTTCGGGAGGCCAGTTGCCAATGAACATGCCGCCTATGGGCGGAGGCACGGGTGCACCACAGGCTGCTGGCAAATGCCCAACATGCGGGAAGTAATCTATGAATTACGGCGAGATTAAAAAGGCATCGCAGGCCTATGTTGATCGCTATGATCGAGAGCTTGCTGATGTTATGCCGAGCTTCACTCGCATTGTTGAAGGCAAGATCAACAACGCGCTAAAGACCGGCGAGCAGAGTGTCAGAAGCCAGATATGGCTGACACGAGATGAGGAATATTACGGACTCCCCGGCGACTGGGGCGGCTTCCGTGACGTTGAGATCATTGAGGACGGCAAGAAGGTGGGCCGCACGCTGACCTATCTGGCACCCGAGGAGATGAACAAGCTCAACCGACAAGACCGGGACCGCAAGCGTCACAACTATTACACCGTTATTGCCAATCAGATCCAAATAGCGCCCCCATCTGACAACGAGGTGCTGGAGGTTGTGTATTTTCAGCGCCTGCCTGCCTTGCTGGATGACGGTGATGCGAACTGGCTGACCGAGAAGAACCCTGACGCCTACATCTTTGGCCTTTGCGCTGAGATGTCGGCTTTTGCCAAGGATGAGCCCGCCTTTCAGACTTACGACGCACGTTTTAAAGAGACGCTTGGCCTCATCACTCAGGACGATCAGGTCACGCGTTGGAGTGGCCCTGCGCTGATGGTGCAGGTTGAGGGCTTGGTTGTATGAGCGACATGCAAGGCGCACAAGCGGGCAATTGGGTTGTAGAGACCTTTGAGACCGAGGCTGGCTACTTCAAGCTGCTGGGTACGTCCAAGGGCTACACCTCGTTCAGCCGCGCATTCAATGACGGTGACAAGGTGTTCTATGCCGCCCACACAGATGACGGCCACCGCGAGGCTGGCTGGGCTGTTGTGCAGGGCGCTAAGTTGATCAACCGCACCCCTACCGCCACACTGACTCCCCAGAACGTCTACACCGAGGGCACCCCGAAGCCAATAGCGTTCTCGGGGCAGGGCACTATTGCGTGTACGTTTAACCAGCTCCCGTTCGAGATGATCTGGGAGCACATCTTCCGCGAGGACAACCCCCACAACGTAAAGGCACCGCAGGTTGAGCTTGAGCCGGTATTGTCTCCGCTTGGGCCTGATGACCAGAATGTTCAGGCCGCGCTTGAGTTCCTTTACGGCTACTTCAGTGAAAGCGGTGGTGGCGACTGGCACCTGACTCACATAGACGGCAACTACGTCTATATCGAGATCAAGCATGGGCCGCGCTCCGAGTTTAGTGTCGATGACCTAAAGGCCGACCTAAAGCTCGCTGAGTTGAAGATCAACCATGATGACGGCCACCTGTGGACAAAGCTAGCTGACGGCACTGTTGTCAAGATCGGCGACAAAGACCTAATTACCGAGGCACCTCTGGACGGTCAGCTCTATGGCCGCAAGGACGGCCAGTGGCACCGCGTGAGTCTGGCCACGGTATCAGACAATATGCCCCAAGACCCTCAAGAGGGGGATCTGTGGGTCGATACAAAGAACACGATGGAGCTTTACGTTTACATCGGAGGCTCTGGCTGGGTCAGCATGACCGGCGTCGGCTCCGGCGGCTCTGGTGGCTCCGTGCCCAACAACGTGGTCCTTGACGACATTGACGGCACAATCGTGGGCAAGCTATTAGGGCGAGAGATCGACGGTGCGGGCAGTGGTCTGTGGCGTCCTATCTACACCGATGACATCATGCCCGCTGACGGTGCTGGTGCAATGACGCGGGCAGACGGCTCCGTTCTCCGCACTCAGGCTGACATCAACAAATTCTTGTATGAGGAGGCACTGGACAGCAGCGGTGGTGGTGACCTATCAGGGCACGTAAAGAGGCCTGTAGCCGCCCTGAGGGACGGCAAGTGGCTTATGTACCGCGAGTTGCCTGACGGCACTAAAGAGTGGACACCAGCTACCACGGATATCGTTGCAACAAACCCTAGCATCTTGTTCAGAGACGCTAAGGGTCGTTTTAAGGCTGTTGACGTTCCCGATCTAAAGAATCAGCTTGAGGTTAACCGGTGGCTCCTAGAGCAGATTGAAGGACTTGTGGCAATTGATTCAGTTCCTC